TCGTTTATTATTTTGTGGCACGACTCGACACACATTTCAAAGTTATTACTATCTACTTTGCCACTATCTATCGCATCGCAAACACCTTGTCTCAGTTTCTCATCTTTTATCTTCTTAGATAAATCAATCAACTCTTTTTTCTGTGCATCTGTTATTGGGTCAGCCTCTGGTAAGTCTTCCCCTGCAAAGATGTACAAACCTAGACCATGAAGTGCTATAGCTTTAGCCAAGCATCTTTGAATTGATGTGTTTATCTGGAATGATGTAGGATTGTCTATAGGTGCATTTCTGTGGTCTAGAACTGGATGAATCTGTGTTCTAGATACACCATCGACATCTACAGAGACTTGTACGTATGCACCAGTCTCATTCTTCATGTATGGCTGTTTTGTACCATCAGAATTGTCAAACAAATGCACTTCCCATGTTGCATCTGGACAAACCTTTAAAAGTTCACGTACTGCATACGCCCAACTTAGATAGTTAAACTGCCCTTTTTTTTCTGTGAATCTAGATACATCCACTTTGTTTAATTGCTCAAACGTATTACTTTTTCTTGCTACCATCTTTATGTTCTCCTTTTACTTTTTTTTCTTAAAAAATGGAGGATTACAATGGTCTAGATAGCGACAATATCTACAATTCCAATCTTGAACTGGAGACACGCCATCCTTGAACATTGGCAATCCTTTTTTATGTTCTTCGTTTACATTTACCCAGAAGTTCTGTGCTCGTTTTAACATCATCTTCGGGACTTCAACTGCTCTCATCTGCGAATTATCTTTGTTATAAAAATACAAAAACATTCCATCAATTCTACCAAACTTTTTTTCAATAAACAACCCATAAGTTGCTAGTTGAATTTCTTGATGAATAGATGGACTAGGGTCTGGATTCTTCCAACCAAACTTCCTTGACCACGAAAAGTTAGCCATCGTCTTGAAGTCGATGAGATAAACTTTACCATCAAGATTAGAAACGGCCACTAAGTCGTAAAACCCACGAACATTTAACTCTGGAATAAAAATTTCACCCTCAATGTGAAATTCAAAACTTTCTTTTTGTAAATGATGTATTTTTTTTTCTTTACTATATATAGTATTATTATGTATAGTATTACTATCTATAGTATTACTATATATAGTATCGGACAAAGCACTTTGTAAATCTTCATGTACAATCGTACCTAATCGTAAAACGCGATTCGATTTTATGTCATTTGGATTTGTAATCTTTGCTTGTTCAATTGATTCAAAATATAGCTTTCTAGAGCAAGAACCACCTCCAGAAGCATGATAGTACTGCTCCCTACCCTCATACCGCTCTTTAAAGTTTTCTTCGTTTTTAATAGCAATATAGTCGTTATATAGCTTTTCTATGTCAACTGGGCATTTCATCAAATTATGATTTCCTTTGAATATACTGCTCAATTAATTGTGAGACAACTTGATTCATAGAACTCCCATTCGTATAGCAAACACCCTTGAATTTCTTCCATAAATCTGTGTCCATGTTGGTTAGTATAATATGCTTTTTCTCACTCATTCTCATATCCTTTTTAATTAAATATTAAGGGGCTTGACCCTCGTTAGTATAGTTCTGTGTTCGGTGAACACCACCTGTATCCCTATACTCGCCTGTCAATATCCCCTAAATATATGTCAATAAACTTATATATATTAATAAATAATATATACTTAATGCAACTATTTATTTGTGTTTTGTGATTTATTTTCTTTAAGCACTTCAAACATTTTCTCTACATGTGGTAGGTTATCCCAATCCCAATGATTGTCTCCGTACTTATCTCTAAGGTCATTATTTACTATATGTAGAAAGTCTTCTACAAAATCTTTCATCTTTCCCATGCTATTTTCTCCTATTTTT